GGGGGTTTCTATGGTTTTGGTCTTTACCACATGATAGGTGGGCTTGGAAAGGCAGCAACAGGTAGTTTAAGAGCATTACTTGATAGTGCAGCATTTGCTAATATGCAAGGTGGCTTTAAATTAAAAGGCAGAGTAACCGGTGGTGAAATGCAAATAAATCCCGGTGAGTTTGCTGATCTTGATGCTACTGTAGATGATGTAAACAAAGCTATTATGCCATTACCTTTTAAAGAACCATCACAAACCTTATTTAATTTAATGAACGCAATAACTGATGCTGGTAGAAGATTTGCTAGTACAGCAGATTTAAATGTAGGAGATGTAAACCCTAATGCTCCTGTTGGTTCTACTGTTGCTTTAATAGAACAAGGCAGTAAAGCATTTTCAGCTATACACAAAAGATTACATTATTCTCAAGGACAAGAGTTTAAATTACTTGCTAAACTTAATGCAATTTATTTACCAGATGAAGTTAAGTTTTCTGCAGTTGGTGCAAGTTCTATTATTTATGCAAAAGATTTTGATAATAGAATAGATATAATTCCTGTAAGTGACCCAAACATATTTAGTACAGCACAAAGGATCGCACAAGGGCAAGCTATATTACAAATGGCATCTGCTAATCCACAACTCTATGATATGTATGAAGCAAACAAAAGAATGCTTGAAGCTGTAAGAATAAATAATATAGATGAAATTCTTAAAAAGCCAGAGGAAGCAGTTAGGCTTGATCCTATTGATGAAAATATGTCTGTTATGTATGGCAAACCTATAAGAGCTTTCCCAGAGCAAGAACATGAAAGTCATATAGCAGTTCATTTACAATTTTTACAAGACCCATCACTAGGAGGAAATCCCGGAGCAAAAGGACTCGCACCTATATTAATTGCACATATAGCAGAACATATTGCCTTGTTATATCGCACTAGGATGCAATCAAGTATAAATATGAGCCTACCAAACATACCTGATTTAAGAGATCCAAAGTTTAAATTTGAGGATATTGACCCACAACTAGACATGATGATAAGTCAAAGAGCAGCAGAAGTAGTAGCACAAGCACCTCAAATGGAAGCTATTAAACCATTAATGGCTATGCAAGGGCAACAACAACAGAACCCATTACAATATGCTCAACAACTAGCACAGCTTGAGGCACAGGCACTCAAAGCAAGAACAGATGCACAAATACAGTCAGATATGCAAAAAGCAAAACTTAACATGGATATTAAACAAGCTGAAGCAAAACAAAAAATGGATATTGACCAAGCAAAATTACAAGCTGATTTACAAGCTAAGGTTCAGAAGCTAGAGTTAGAATTGCAAATGGAAAGAGAAAAGAATAATTTAAAGATACAACAGGAGATTATTAAAAATGGCTGAAGAAACTCCAATGTCTATAGAAATAGATGGTGAAACTAAAATGATGACACCATCTGAAATAGAAACCATGAAAAGTATGGATGCAACTGGTGGTGAAGCTATACCAGCAGAGCAAAACATGGGTTTAGATTCAATGTCTGATATGCCTATGATGTCAGAAGAAGAAAAAAGAGTGTTCACGGAATTATTTGAAAGAGGTGTTCCTGAAGATATGATAATTGATATTATGGCAAGTGCTAAAGTTGGAGCAACAATACCAGCTACAGCAGTAAACCCAGCAGAGTTTGGTGGATTGCCTAAGACTGGTTCCTCCCCTGCTAGTGGTGATCCATCAATGCCAACAGCAGGAGGAGCAACAGGTGCAGGTATGAACCAAAATGATATGGCTATGTATCTACAAAATAAAGTAGCTGAAATAAAAGGTAGAACAGGTGGTAACATGGGAGCTTTAAGTGGAGTCCCAGCAGGTAATCAAACTCCTATGGCTATGCCTAAACCAAGACCAGCAGTTATGCCACAAAGATTAGGAGCAGACAGAACATTTAATCCTATGGATCAATTAACACCAACTAATGCACCTAATACATAGAGGTAAATATGGCAGAGAATCAAAATTTTGGTGGTTTAGGTGGTTTAACCCAAGATGATAGAAATACCTTAAATACTGAAGTTATGGGATTAAATACTAACCAAACTTTTGGATTAGGTGATTTGGGCAAAGCATCAATGGGAACTATTGTTAATCAAGTCGCACCAGCTTTTGGTAATGTCCTTGGTTTCGCATCATTAGGTAAAGGGTTAACTAACATAAACCCTGATATGATTGCATCAAAAGCTATGGGCAAAGATTATGGCTTTACGGGTGGGGTAAAATCTATTACAGGCTTTGGTAGACCATCTGTTGATTTAGCAAATATGATGGACACAGATAAAAGTGGTTCTGTTAGTCAAACTGAAGTAGATAGTGCTTATGGAATAGGTATGACAGGAAGTGGTTATGGTGCAGGTGTAGATAAAAGCAATCCATCTTCATTATCAGGATTAGATGTAACAACCGGTAAAGACGTTGACCAGTTTACATATACATTTAGAGATGCAGCAAATATAGGACTAGATACACAAACAGGAATAGGCAGAGGTGTTGATACTGTAGGATTAGGTGGATCAAAGGGTGCTGGTTATTCAGGAAGCACAGGAAATGTTTTTGGCTTCGGTAAAACAGAAGGTGTAGATACAAGTGATCCTAATAGTACAGGTTCAACTGGTGTTGGGGTAAGTAATACGGATGCAGCAGGTAATACTGCAACAAAAGGTGGAATAAGTTTTTCTGATGATGCACAAAGTTCAGGGACAGGTGATGATGGAGGTACATATATTTGTACTGCTCTGTATGAAATGGGTGACATGAAGAAATCTATTTACAAATATGATCAGATATATGGAAAGAAAGTAGACCCAGCAACATATCGTGGCTATGAGCTATGGGGTAAATATGTAGCTTCAAAATTAAGAAATAGAGGAATTGTTTATAAGGTTGCAAAACCTATAGCATTAACGTGGGCAAATCAAATGGCTTATGACTTATCAAAAGGTAAGATAGGCAAAAACAGTTTAGCAATTAAAATTACTAAAACGATTGGTGAAGGGATTTGCTATGCCCTTGGTCAAATATTTAAAAGGAGACAATTATGGCTGAAATCACAATAGGAAACATGGAAGATAATGCAGCACTATTTATGGAAAAAATGGGTTTTGCACATGATTCAGAAGGTCTTGAGCTTACAGACGAACAAGTTGTAAACTTTCTTTTACTTTGTCATCAAGAAATGATTATGCCAGAAGAAGAAATGGAAATGGAAGAAGATCATCATATGGATGGTGACGTTAAGGTCAAGGTTATGAAAGTAGATAGTGGAGATATGCGAGGTGTTATGGACGAGATACTTGGTAGTGGCTCACCTAAAATAGGAGGTTATTAATTATGATGAATACAGCACAAAATATTGGAGCATTATCAAACATTCCTGCAGATGCACCTACACAACAAGCTATGCCACAACAGCCTATTCAAACAGAAAATATGACAGAAGGTGGAATAGAATTAGCTGGTTCTGAATTTGGTTTAAATGATTTAATTACAGCTATGCAAGCAAATGGAAGAACAATGTCATTCGGTGCTGTTTTTGATCAAATTGAAACAATTAGAAACCCTGATTTGCAAAAAAGGTTAGAACTAGAACTTTTGCAATTACTTGAGCCAGAGTAATGCCATATAGTAAATATTCCCCAAAGCAAAAGAAGTTGGCAGCATTAGCTGGTGATAAGAAAAAAATTACTGGTGCTGATTTAAAGAAACTTGGTAAAAAGAAAAAGAAGAAGAAAGGAAAAGCATAATGGCTCCAAAGAAAAAAGGACTCTATGCCAATATTGCAGCAAAGAAAAAAAGAATTAAAGCAGGTAGTGGTGAGAAGATGAGAAAAGTAGGTAGCAAAGGTTCACCAGCTAAAGGTGTGTTTAAAGCTATTTTAAAATCTGAAAAGAAAAAGAAAAACAAAACAAAAGGAAAGGCGTAATTATGGCTAAAGGTGTAAAACATTACTTTAAGAATGGAAAAGAACATAAAGGTGCTACACATAAAGATGCTAAAGGCAAAGTTATGTCTGGTAAAACCC